ATACTGAAGCATTGTTTCAGCTAGCAGACTCTAACATTCAGGCATTTGTATCACATGCAGATAGGACTAGCCTATATGTCGCTCGTCAAACCTTTGACAATGCAACCCTAGGAATGTTTCACCAAGAATCCTTTAGTTCTCTAGTTCCATTAATTGTTAACAAGACCCTTTACTGCAGAAACTCTGTTAGTACAGGATCACTTGACTTTACTCTTCGACTACGTGGCAAGATTGTCAAACCTTCCGCGAAAGATTACATGGCACTTGTACTAACTCAGACTGGCAACGTTGCTTGAGGTGGTTCTACTTGGTAAAAGTAGAAGGCACTCTGCAGGAGTTGCGAGAACTGTTTGTTCAGGGAGCAAAGCAAGAAGCAAAAAGACAAGCAAAGAAGGCAGGTGCTGATGTTGTTAAGTCTACTGCTAAGCGTGCTAAGAGTGCTTGGCAGAAGTATATGGCTAATCCCAAAAAGCAGATCAGGTTCAAGACAGGCAAGCGTAAAGGTAGACTTGACCTTAAGCGAATGTCTGCAGCATACAAGCGAGAGATGCGAAAGAAAGGCAAGAAGTGAGGAGGAATAGTATGGCACGAATACTCGACAAAGACACCAGGCTAATCGATTGTGACTTTGGCCCGCTTACTGTTGCTTGTGGAAGAGCTGCAAATACTCTAACGCCTAGTTCAGTCACAAGTGGGCAGAATGGAGAAAAGCAACTTATTCGTTTAGATGGCACAGCAGGGGCTACACCTGGTTCTTTTGTGCAATATTCGAGAATAGATCTTGAATATATGACAATGAATAATGAAGTGATGCAACCTATGGAAGTCTCCATACAAAGAACTACACCCGTTCCTTTAGGTTACAACAATAACGGTAATTCATTTGACCAAATTGAAGAATACATTTACATTTTCTCCAGACCGTTAAACAATGAAACTATTACACAGAATTCTGCTGCATTAGAAGATTTGAGAAAACTTGGATTAGATCGTTCTCAAAATGTTATTACTGCCCTGGGCGGTATTGGAACAGGTATTCCAACACATGAGCAGACTATTTACGCGGAAAAGCGAATGTATAGTTACAGTAGCCAATTAATGGCAACAGTTTCGAATGGTGCATTGGTGGCAGGGAATCCATTGTATAACGAACTTGCAGGAATGCCTGTCCTGGACAGTGTAACAACCTGGGGAACTATGTCTGCAGTTACCGGCCCAAGTTTGCATTGTTACCGTGTTGTAATTAACAGAACACAAAACTTCCCTGGCGTTGGAGCTGGTATTTTTACTAATGAGGCATTAATTGGAGAATCTAGTTTAGCGTTCCCACCTGTTAACATAACATTCCTATGCAAGGATCCTGATTATACAGAAGGTGAATACTTGACCAGGTTGGCTAATGCTATGAATAACATTCCAGAGGATGGGCCAACTGCATGAAACAACAGGTGTTAACTCCTGCAGAGTACTTTGCACTAGGGTATGTTCAACGGTCGGACTTTGACCCAAGTATGTTTAATGTCGAACCAGACAAGCCCTTGCGTGAGCCTTTCATTGATGTAGCCTACAGAGCCGATGAAAGAGTAGACTACTACATCGATCTAGGAGTAGGCATAGTAAAAGTAGGATATGCTCTATCAACAGGTGGTGCAGTGCCCGCTGCTAAAACTACGTTAGGCTACGTATTTTCGTTGCTATGATAATACTACTAGTATTGAAGGAAATGCAGCTCCGGTTTTAGTACCATACTTTAGCCGCTTAGAACACATTAGAATATGAGCACCTGCCTCATGTAATAGCCTATACCATTTTGTTGACGAATCATGTTTTAACAACATGGCAATAAAAGTACCATTTTTTTGATGTGTTTCTATTGCTTTTTCTACCCAAGGTAAAGGATTAGAATAAGGCGGGTTAATGAATATACGATTAGCAGTCCAGTCCATGGCTAGAGAGCAAGCATGTAAGTCTGGATTCCAATCTATGGGACAAGGATCCCATGTGTTTTCATCAACACATAGATTCCATAACCATTTATCAGTTTCATATTTGTCAGAACTAAGATGTCTTCGAGAGTAATCTTTCTTCATAATTTATCACCTGGAAACTGTCTAAAATAAGCCTTCCTTAAACTCTGCAGAGTATAACTAACAACCTGTTGAGATACTCCTAAAATATGCGCAATTTCTGCTTGAGTTAAACCATTTCCGCGTAGGATCCTTAGATATGGTATTTTTTCATATGGAATACCTGGCACCTATAATTCCTCCCGTATAATACAAATTAAACGCTGTACTGAAATATTTTGAAGCCAGATCTTCATTAATTCACATCCTCAATAATTGCTTGAATAACATTAGCAAATGCAGTCAAATTATCAGCTCTCAATTTATCTCTAACAGTACACAACAAATGAACTGTTGTAAAATCAAATGGTGAAACCTCAGACCTTTGACGCAAGTATTTTTCAATTGCATTTTGAATAAACTTAGATCTAGTTCCTGCCCTTCTTCTGCCTTCTAATTCACCTATCAATTTCTGTGGTAAATATACCTTAATTTCGCCTTTTCTGCTCATGGGGGGGTCGCCTCCTTGCCTAGGGGGGGTCGCTACTAATATTTAGACGCTGGGTTTTCGGTCCACTGCGCGGCAGTTAGACCATTGGCTTCGGCCCACATGTTCAAGATAAGGATTTAGTCATGTATATTAACTGTCAAGTATCAAAAAGAAACTATGGCAAAAACCAATGAGTTCGAGATCTATATAGAAATCCCGGCAACAACCACAGCAGGAAACACAGCACTAGACATGACTGATTATGTCGATATTGCTGATAATGAAGCATTTAGAGTAGATGAAGTAGACATAGTTCTAGATCCAACATCTGCTTTCCCGGGGTCAGATACTGAAGCATTGTTTCAGCTAGCAGACTCTAACATTCAGGCATTTGTATCACATGCAGATAGGACTAGCCTATATGTCGCTCGTCAAAC